AGCATTGGACGAGGAAAGAATAGTTGTTCGGCTTAGTGTTGTACCAGAAGACGTGTATGTACCAATACCAACTTCCCAATCGCCCGTGGCTGGGTCAGTAATGGCATAGTACGTTGTATTACCATTGCCAATAGCGGCAAATGATTGGTACCCAGTTGCGGCACCAGCAAGGGTAAGAGTTCCCGTGCCAGTGGTCGTGCTGGTTACTTTAACACGGTCTTTTAATACAAGAGCCATGTGAGACTCCTAAATTTAAGCGATACGAATAATGGCGTTTGATGAATCAGCAGCTGGGAAAATGATTGTGAAATCACCTGCCGTAGAAGTCTTATCACCACCGAAGGCTAGTACAGCAACAGACTTGTCAGCTTGCGTGCTGTTGTAAATTAGCGCGCCATTAGCTGTAATTGTTGCGTTTGACCATGTTGTATCTGCAAAATCCAACCAAGCTGTTGTGCTTGTTGATGTTGGCGCTTGAGAAACAGTCAAAGTGTTACCACCAGCTGAGTAGTTACCTGTTGAGGGTACTTCATTAGAGGTAGTGTATGCAGTAGTTGACGCATCTAAAGTTGCTGAGCTTGTATACAAAGCAATCTTAAAAGTATCAGCGGTGGTGGCTGCACGTATTACACCTGTGCCAAAGTTGTGTGTTCCAGTAAGGATTTGCACCTTAAAGGAAGTTGTCATTGCTTGTGAAATTGCCATTTTTGGCTCCTTATTCGTTCAAAAGTTTAATTAATTCCGGATGACCAGCTTGAGTCAATCGGTTTGCTAAAGTAGTCCTATCAGACTGGATTGCTTCTTTCATGTAACGCACCAATACGTGACGGATGTGTTCTCTGAAAGCTTGTGCCTGGTCTCGAATCACTGGGTGAGTTTCATTACCAATAGAAATAATTTTATCAAGCGCTCTTTCAGCTATCTCTTCAGGAGAAAAGCCACGTCCACTGGTGGTTTGAATTACCACGCCGCCTTCTAATATTGTGCTTTCTACGCTACTCATCTAACTTGATCCCTAACTTGACCACTACGGTAAGCATCGCGACGGTTTTTGCCGTCAGCCAATTGTTTCAATAAAGTCATTGCTTCGTTGTAACGTTTCTCGTAATTAGCAATTACATCTGGCTCTGACTTCATAAACGAAGCCGCCTCTAATAATGATCCGTACAACAATGCTGATTCAAAATTATCACCCAACCAACTTGTACCAGCGGTAACAATTGATTGTGGGTAGTAAAAGTAATGTAATTCTACTGCGTAATTAGCATCAGGAGTAGGGCCTAGAATGAATGTATTCTGGTCAAACTGGGCGTAATACTCAGGCTCGCCATAAAAGGCTGCATCTGTATCTGGAAACGCTTCACGGATAAAGTTCACATCCTTGTTAAGCAAGAACATGTATTCGTTATTTGCATTAATCACAGCCATGCTAAACGTTGCCAACCAATCTGATGGGCATGCAAGGTATTTATTACCAGAGGTGCAATTGCCTGTTACGTTCTTACGAAGAGCAGGTAACTGTACTGAGTTATAAATACGTTCTTCAGCATTTTCAACAAAAGTAGATATCTGGTCAGCAGATGTAAACGATCCAGCCGTAGCTGGAAAGTCGTTCTCCGCATAACCTTTAATGGCTGATGTGAGCTGTGTGTAATTCATTAAGCCATCGGCCCTCTAGCTTTAGTGCCTTTGGTTGCTGCGCCTGTACCACGAATCTTGATTTCGCCGTTCTTGTTAATAGGCTCGCAGTTACCTTTGCTATAGCCACCAACAGACATGTTAACTTTGTCAATGCCGTTACCAGGTTTAACCACCGCATCTTTAGCGTTATTCATCTTTTTACCATCCATAGTATGTGGCTCAGCATATACAGAAGCTGGGCCTACTTCTTTACCGCCTTTTTTCATACTGTAAGCCATGATTAACCTCTCTTTTGAGCGGCAACTTTAGCTAAGCCACGACCCATAGTCTTCATGTCAATGTTGCGTTTACCGCCACCTGAAGTTTTTGTGCCTTTGCCTTTTAAAGCTGCTACTGTTGGGCCGTCATTGCCCAAGTTTGTACCGTCTGTCTTGCCTTTTTTTGCAATACCATCGGCTGCGCGTTTAAATCCCATGATTTACTCCTAAGTAATTGTTACTGTGACTATACCGACTTGTCCTGATGCAATCAAGTCATTTGGTGTTAAAGGTGTATCAAATCCTCTAGCACCACCTACAGGATTCCAGCCCCACTGAAATACTCTACTACCACCAGATGGATCTCCAGTGGCATTAACACTTGGACCTACAGTATCTGTTAACTGCAAACCATTCAAACCAGACTGTAAATAGCTTACGTCAGGGCGCGGCTCTCGAACAGCTTGAGGGTCATTTACTGGGTATAAACCAAGTGATAACTGCGGCTGATCAGGTTCCCAACACTCTGGGCAAACTTTGATACTAACTTGCTGTTGCTTAATTACTAGTTTTCTGAGCTGTTTTAGCTTATAGCGTTGCCCACATCTGTCGCACTCAGCAATTGCAAACTTACCGGATGCAAACTTATTAGGCATAGAAGTTAGCCCTTGGTACAAATCTTACTGATGCTTTCTCACGGTCTTCAGTAGACGCCATTGCCCACTGCTCTTCGTAAGACATCTTCAACATTTCAATACGGCTTGTTGCCTCTGGAATCTTTAGTGACAAGTAATACGCCAATCCAGCAACCATACATGGCAGGAATCTGAATGGGATATCTTGTGTATTAAGACCATTACCAGCGTCCTGAATACGTCTTAAACGCCAATAAACGAATGTATAGTACGGTGCAGCCAAGGTTCCTTGGTCTGGTGAAGGCCAGAGGTTTATCTGTGGGCTGTCTACGCCTGTTGTAGCATCTGTGCCATTTGGACGTCCACCAGCAGGATATTTAGCTCCAGACTGACGATTGACCCAAATTTGAATAGGACGGCCTGTAGCAAGTTTATTTGGGATGGTTGAGTAAGTAGACTCACTAATACGGCTGATGTTAATGTCGGTCTGATTAGGGCCTGTGCCGGTACGAATAACATGGTCAAGAAGGTCAATGGTATCTACAGGAAGGTCATAAGTAATCTTGTTCTGATAAACAGGGAATGATCCTTGCTCAACAGTCCATAGATTAATGCCACGGTTAGCCCATTCAATGGTTAACAGGTTCAATGAACGACGCGCTGTACGCATATCGTAGCCTGAACGTAACTCTGTACCGCATCTCTCAAAAGCCTCTTCTATGAGGTTATTAAGGTCTAGGTTGAACGAACTTGTTCCGCTTGTTGTCATTTAGCTGTCCTTGCTGACTTCTTAAATGCTTCGGCTGTAGGGGCGCCTTTAGTTCCTGGCTTTCTCATTTTCTCACCAGAACCAGCGGCTATGCGTTTTTTCTTCGCATGGATGTTGGCATATAGACCATTAACGGCACCACCTTCAGCATACTGCGTAAAGTCAGTATCATCACGTCTAGCCTTCCTCTTGCCTGAAGGCATCTTAGAAGGGGCTATAGCGCCCATACCACGAGAGGGTCTCATACCATTCTGCCTTTTGTTTTGCCTTTAACAGCACAACCATCTGCACGTTTAGAAGCTGAAGACTTAACTGACCCACCTTTTTTAAAGCCATAATCAGACTCTTTTTCAGTTTCGTAAGAGTTTTTCTTTCTCTCATCTTCTCTGTTTAACAGGCGTGTATCAGCAGCGCTTAGTTTTCCCAAACGAGTATTAGACGGCATATTTAAACGCGACCCGGTAAATGCGCCACCAGTCAAATCTTTTTTAAGTTTTTCAGCAACCGCTTTGCCAGCTTTAACACCTGCACGAACTGGAGCCATAACTAAATCACGGTCTTCCTCGTTTTCTTTGCGGGCGATTTCATCAACTAAATCTTGTGGCAACTTTCCACCTTCAGCATATTTTTTCATTAGCAAGCCCCGCCTTTTTTCATCTTAACCATAGTTGCTTTAGTCTTACCGCGAACTGCGCAACCATCAATAGAACCACCTTTAGCCATGCCGTGCATACGCTTCTCGTGTCCTTTAACTTCTTTTTTAGCTATAGTTTTGCACTCAGCCATACCGCCTTTTTTCATCATAACTTTACGTAACGCAGAAGCACCCAATCCACCAATTGATTTTGCCATTGGGCTTACTGTTGGTTTTGCTTGGCCCAAGCCAACTTTGTTTGCCATGCCAGCAAGTTTTGCGCCCATAGCGCTGCTTTGCGGTGTGCCTGGCTTAACTTTTTGCATTGCTGCTCTTGCTGCCTCATCTTGAGCGCTTTGATTGCTTCTCATTGGAATTTGTGAAGCAGCTTTATTAACAGCTGCACGAACTGCGTTTGACATACCACCAAATGCTAGTTTCTTTGTTGCCATGATTACACCATCCTTCCGCGTGTTTTACCTTTGGTTGCACATCCGTCCCCGCGACGAGATGCTGAAGATTTTACTGATCCACCAGCTTTGTAAGCCTTGGCTTTAACTTTACCGCCACGCTTTAGTCCTAGACCAAAGTTTGTTGGAGCTGTTGCTGATGTTGTGTTTGTGTCTTCCTGACCTGGAGTTGACACGATATTAACCGTTGGAACTTCTGGTGTTTGTTGGTTAACTGGGCTAGACATGCGAACATCTCCAATTGGAGGTTGCTGGTCAAATGCACCTGTAACGCCACCTTCGGCAAAACGTTTAGCTTTTTTATCTGCTTTCATGAAATCCTCTCCCACTGATTGTGGTACTTTAACTTGTTTGGCGAACTTTGGCGAGTGTGCCACAGCG